GTTCTTCAAGTTCGGAGAAGCCGTCGCGCTTGTCGGCAAAAGATACCTGAAAGTCCGGCTCAATGTCTGTGAGAATCGAGGCCATCTCGATGAACTGGCGGAAGAGGCGATTCATCACGGGACGCGAGCGGCCAAAGCGTGCTTGCGGGGACCACTGCCGGCCTTCGATGTAGTCGATGAGCTTACCGGTGAGCTTGAGTTCCGGCGCCGCGGCCATCTCCTGCTCGGCTTCCGTATAGACCGATTCGGTCCAGTCGATGACGGCTTGCTCAAGATCGGCGGGTTGCTCGTAGATGAGGGGCTGCGCGGCCATAGTCGCCCTGATGGTACAGGAAAGCGGGGCGAGGCGGACGGCTTATGCTTGCAAAGTTTACATGGACTCCCGGATGCGACAAGCAATCTGATAGGCCACACGAGGGTCTACAGCGTTTCCGAGTGCTCTAAGTCGGTCCATCCTTCGGGAAATCCCATGAGGTGTTCCACAAATGCGGGGTGCGGCGTCCCGCCAAGCTGATCCGGTAAAGTCGGCGTTGTATCCCCTTTGGTGCGTTCCCGCCAACTCTTCGCACTCATTCCTTTCCAGTCGCGCGCAGTGGGCGTCCGGTAGTGAGGCGAGCAGGAACAGTCGTTCTCGCTCGTGGTCAGCGCCAACGCAACATGCCCGGAGTCGGAAGGGCAGCACAGCGTATCCAAGTCGCTCCAGTTCTCCGCGGAATCTCCACCAAGGCCAAGGTGCATCTGCCCTTGTAACTGCTGGATTCTCCCTGAGAACAAAGCGTGGGCGAAGTTCCGCAACAACACGGATGAACTCGGCAGCGGGGCTTTCCTGCCCCCCCCATTTCGTGCAGCGTTGGAGTTTCGCTGGCATGGGTCTCCGCCGACAATGATGTCAACCGAAGTGAGGTTGGCACGTCCACAATCTTTGATGTCTGCATATCGCTCCGCGTGGGGGAAGTTTTTTGCCAAGTTTTCGCGGCACCACGAGTCGCGCTCTACCTGCCAGCGCGTTGTAAAACCGGCGCGCTCAAAACCGAGGTCGAATCCACCGATTCCGGCGAAGAGTGAGCCTATCGTCAGTCCAAGCACGGACTATTCCCCGTTCCCGAACTTCGCCCCGATGACGTTCGTGAGCGTCGTCAACTGCGCCTTCAGCCCGTCAATCTCGGACTCCAGCGACTTCGTGACCTCAATCGCCGCAACACATTCCTGCCCGGTTCGCACACCCAACTCGTTCAACTTCTTCGCCTGCACGCCGTCGATGATAACCGGGTCTTGGCCCGTCGTGTACAGGCTCATAATCGACTGGACCGTGGAGTTCTGCTGATACGGATACCGCTCGCGGAACTTGGCGAGTATCTGGCCGTCGATCCAGAAGTCCACCTTTACGTCGCCAGGTTGACGCACATCCTGCGGGACCATGCGAATCTTTTCAGGGTTCATCGCCATGAGTTCGGCGTAGCTCGGAAAGGTGTGCCCGTTGGCGCATCGCAGAGCGTCCCTGTCCTGCATGAGTTCGACGGTTTTGAGCGTGGGATTGCCGGCGGCAACGGCAAAATTTCGGCATGTGGGACAGAACATGAAAGCGCGGTCAGACATGCTTCTACTCTTTCATGCTTGCAGGGTGAACGCAAGAGAGATTTACCAGTCGGGGTCCGACAACACGCCCATCGACACCGCCCGGTGCGCCGCGTTGAACGAATGAACCAAGTCCGGCGTGATCTCTTCGCCGCTCATCCCATATTGAAAACGCAATTTGTGCTCGGCCCCGTGCCCATCGTGAATCGGCGAGTAGAGCGTGTTCGCTTTGCATATCAGGATGGGTTGAACATACCAGCCCGGACGCTCGACGACCATCTCTTTCGCGCGCTCCGGGTCTTGATACTGGCCGCGTTGCCGACCGAGATTGTCGAAGACGCCGTAGACGTTGATGTCGCCGGATTCCTGGCCGCTGCGATGGTCGTCGTTTGCGGAGCCGCGCAGATGGGTCGTCGTCTCCCTCATGCAGTAGAGGCAGATTTGCGCTGCCATGACGCTATCGTCATGATTTCCCTGCCCTTCCATGCGTCCGCCAGTCGAACCGAAGTCCGTCATCTCGTCCAGCAACTCTTCGCTGCGGAGGATGACGCTGGGTTCGTCCATGCGATTCCGGGTGAGCAACGCCTCGTTCATGGTGGCGATGATGGACTCGCGGGTCTTGACGTTGGTGACGAAGTGAAAGTAGGGTTTGTACGCTCCGCCTGGGCGATCTTTCATGCGCTCGCGGTAGAGCGTCGGATAGTCCAGTTCGACGAGTTTGTCGCCGGTGGTGATACCGGCCTGCTGATACTCGGTTGCAATTTCGGCGCCGCCGTACCAGTTGCCGAGCGCGATGTTGATCTTGGCGAACTCCTGCGGAGGACAGTGGCCCCACCATTCGGCTACCTGAACATCGGACGATGTACCTTCGCCGGCGCGGAAGACTTCGGCCACGGAATAGTCGCCGCCGACCACACCTAAAGCCGAGTCGGACCCGATGTAGTAAGTTGCTCCCGGCTGCGGCATCTCCCAGATGTGAAGGCGGTTCGACGGCCGCTCGCCCTTGCGCTTCGCCAGAATCTCATCGTCCGCGACCTCGTGGATCATGTCGGTGTTCGGCGTGCGGTTGTCGGACCCCAGCGAGATTTCGCCAGCCCACAGTGCCTTGCAGACGTACTTCATCTCCTGCTCTTCGAGGGATTCGCGGTCGAACGCGCAGATGCCCGATGCCTGAAACGCCTGCGCCGGAGTGAGCGGATAGGATTCGATGAAGCCCGTCTTGGAGCTGGCTGTCTTCGCCGCAATCATGCCCTTGCGGTGGAAGTTCCAGAACTCCTTCGGGATGTCGAACTTTTCTTCCTTCTTGACGCGCTCGGAGAACTTTATTTCCTCTTCGCGGAGCGTGAAGGCGTTGCGGAGAGTCGCGTTTTTCTCGGGACTCTTGCGGCTGAAGGGCAGGTAGTATTTTCGCGAACGGTAAACCGGGATGAACAGGGCGCGGTATCCGGTGTCGCCCTCGACCGAGCCGCGCCAGTGCTCGTAGAAGAAGCCTTGGCGACCGTATCCGGTTGACTCCATCACCTCGTAAGTATCGCGCGCGCGCAGCGACGGCTTGATGTCAGCCTCGAACAAACCATCGTCCGGCCAGCGACTTACTTCGGAGTTGTGGGTGACTGCGCCGGGAAGCAAAAATGTGTGCCCTGGCGTATCCACTTCAATGTCATAGACGGTCCCAATCTGGACTCGCTCAATCAGTCGGACGTTCGCGTACACCAATTTCTTGTCTTCGCTGTACTGCCAGTGCGCATAATCTTTCTTGGATGTTGACGGCAACACGTCCCATCCAAAACGCTTGCGTAACGCCTCGTCAACCTCATGGCACCAGCGGACCGTGTAAATTTTCTGGCAGTTCCGCCCGTAATGAAAACCGGCCTCGCGCGACGTAATGCCGCCGTACCCCATTCCTAGCGCCAATACAGCGTCTCGGATGGAAATGGCGAGTTGCGCGCGCGTCGTGGTAAAACTTGTCGTTGTCTCGCGCGGCGATATGTGGCCATCGCCAAGGATCATGCCTTCAACGCATGCCGCAAGGGCATCCTCACCAAGCTCCCACATCCAATCGGGAATGCGCTTGTCGTCTTTCTCTCCAATATTTTGCGAAAACCACTTACCCAATGCAGTTCCATAAAAGTGGTACGCAGTTGCTTGCGAATCTGGTCGGTACACCACTTTCCCATACGAAACGCCGATAGCTTTGGCAAACCTGTCTGCTAAATGTTGCTCGTCCCGATTCAAAACAAGCGTCACTCGTTTGTTGACGCAACCCTCGGCCAAATAAAGTCCCACAGCAAATCCAAGGTCTTTTGAATCGGCAGGTGGAGTCCACGAGCTTTGTTTTCCGCCTCCTTGCGCGCGCTTTCCACGCCTGATCTCGCCAGGCATCGTGCCGTCGGACGTGATGGGCCTTACCGGAATTACAAGGCTGTGCTTTTTCGTCACATCCTTCAGTTCAACCATTTTTGGCCCGGAAATTACTTTTGTGGTCCTGTCACCCCGCTTCCAGCGCCTCTTGTCCGCAAAGCGTCGCGCAGTCATTTCTACGCAGAGAATCTTGTGATTTCCGGTTCCCTCAATCGGAAATGCCGAATTATTCCAAGGGCTGACACGGAATCCCGTTTCTGCTCCGTCGTAAACGGAAGAGGCTGGGCGCGCAGAAAATGCAGTGACTGTCGCATACCCTTTGCCCGTTAGAACTTGCCCTCCCACCTTTACATCCGCAATCGACGCCACATTTCCGTCTGGGACGTACACCAGGTTTTTTTCTGTAAGGCAAGCGTGCAGGCTGCGCAGCGATCGGCCAATGGCGACGCCGCTCATCTTCTGGGCGTTCGAGCATTTCAGGATGGACCCTAGACCGGGGTTGACCGAGCGTTCCGCGTCGTCCGACCGCTGGAACTGGATCTCGTCGCCCTTGACCTTGTACAGAAACTCGGGTCGCAACCACCACGGCAGAGCGTGATAGGCGTTGATGCTCATGTCGTACAGGTGGGTCGCGGTCTCTTCGTTCTGGCCGACGATCATCGTGTACGAGTGCGGCATGAAGATGGTGCGGTGGAACATGGATGCGGATACCCACGTCGATATGCCCGACTGCCGCGGCTTGAGCACGATGATCTTGCAGTAGCCGTTCTCCGCCCACTCTTCCTGAATGGCTTCGTACAGAATCTCCTGGTACTCAAACCACGGGAAGAATGCGTTGAAGGTTCCGTTTTCAGCCCGGATGCAGTGGTAGTTTTCGAGGTAGTACCGGAGGTCCAAACACTTTTCGGTTTCGTCGTAGATGAAGGCGAGCTCGGCGTCGTCAAGGGATGCCATCGTCGCCGGGACACTCTTCTGGCAACGCACGAATACGTCGTCAAGGTATTCAATGGCGTCGTTGAGCGTGGTGTCCTTGCGGCGAGTGGTGAGGCTCATACACAGCGATGTTACATGACGGATTTGAGAATCATCTCCGCAGTTTCGGGTTCCTCTTCGGCCGCCAAGAGGTCGAAGAGGGTAGCTTGGCCGATTTTTGATTCTTCGGCCTTGGCGTAGCCGATGCTGTCCAGCCAGTACCCAGCCGACAATTCGCATCCGACGCCGAAACGTCCGGCGCGGATCGCGCGCACAGCCACGGTGCCAATACCATTGAACGGATCGAAGACGGTTTCGCCCGGCATGGAAAACTGGTTGATGATGCGGTCGCATATGTCCAACTGCAACGGGCATAAGTGCATCTGTTTCCCGTCGCGCGACTGGTCCATGTTGAGCGTCCGCATCCGTGCTACATCGGTCCACACATCCGGGTGCCAGCTTGCTGGCTGGAGAAGCATGAACGTTGCGGGGAGTCTCGACCCGGCAATCCGGCACGCACAAATACCGCACTTCCGGTCTCCGGTATGGATGTGGCCGCACTCTTGGCAGCGTTCCAGTGATTCGCTTAGCGCAACGTGCTGCTCGTAGTCGTATACGTTGTTCGACGTTTCGGCGCGAAACAGTTTGAAGATGCGCTCATGCTTGACGCCCACGAGGTCTTCGGGTGCAAGCATTCGATTTCCTGAGCTCCGCATTAATCCGTGCGCGTCGATCTGCCAGCGGCTCCGCGTGTAGTCGGCTTTGTTCTTGACCACGGGCGTGTCGGCGTAACCGTTCGAGGTATCGGTGGCAGGTTTGCGGAAGATCAACAGGTACTCCGGCATCCCGGCTCCCATGCGCGAACCATCCTTGCACTGCTCGGTCCAACCGAGCCTGTAGGTTTGATTGTTTTCGCGCACAACGTCCGTCACCACCGTCTTGCGTGCAAGGAATCCAAAACCGTGGCTGGTGAAGCAGCGCACGCACTCGTCCGAGAAAGGGTACACGGTCTGAAATCCCATGCCCGTCAAACCGCTCGGGGTGATGCGGTCTTTGACGTGGATCACGCAGACCCGGCCAGGCGCAAGTATTTTGTAGAGGTTCGGCACGAGAAAGTCCATCTGCTTCCAGAACTGGCTGTTGTCTTCCGAGTGCCCGAAGTCGTAGAAGGATGGGCTGTACTCGTACTGTGTCGAGAACGGGATGGACGTGAGAATCAGGTCCACGCTGGAGTGCTCCATTGCCGCCGTTTCGAGTACACAATCGTTGTGGATGAGGCGAAAGTTTTTACCGGACACTTCTTCGCGTTCCACCGTTGACGACCGCGACATGGCGATCTGAAGCGCGTTGGTCGCGAGTCCGTAGGTGCGGATAATCTCGCTCATCTGCTCAATCAGTTCTTTGTGCTGCTCCCACTTCCGCTCCAGCTCCCGGCGAATCTCACGCTCCGCTTCGGTGTAGATGATGTCAATGGTGACAGGCCTCGTTTGCAGGAACCGGAAGATGCGGTGAATCGCTTGGATGAACTGAAAGAACTTGTACCCGACCCCGAGAAAGATTGCCCGATTGCACTGCTGAAGGTTGACGCCTGCGCCGTACATCGCAGCCTTGGACACGAACGCTGCCGTTTCGCCACGCTTCCACTTCGCCAGGTTGACCTCGCGCTCGTCAATGTCCTGCTTGCCGTAGAGCGACGAGTACGAGATTCCTTCGGCGTCGAGCATCTTGTCGATCGCTTCTTGTTCCCGATTGAGTTCGCACCACACCACAAACTGCTCTACACTGGCGAGCCGCCGCTGCTCGCGCGCAAGGTCTCGCGCCTTCTCCACGCGAATGTCCAACGAATCTCGTTTCTCCCGAGCTGCCGCGCTCAAGCCGATTGCCGAGTTGCGGAGCAGTCGGCCTTGGCCCGATGGTTCCATTCCTGAGTTCTCGTGGTCCGAGGCAAGTTCGTGCCAGTTGACCGTCATCGCTGGCAGCGTGTATCCGGCATCATCGTAACCGAGGTCCGAGGGCTTTTGCAGGAAGATCGCCCACGTCGAAATCCAGAGCCAAAACTCCTGCGCCTTGTGCGGCAGCAGCGTAAGTTCGTCGGCGTGGGTTGAGTCGCGCTTAAAGAAGCGCGTTTTTCCCTGCGACACATCAAGGATGTCCAGGAAGGCGGCGTAGGCAAGCATCTCAATGTAATCGTTGGGAGAGGGTGTTGCCGTCGCCACAAAACGGTACAGCCCGGAGCCCTCAAAGTAGCCCATCATCGTGCGGAAAGTTTTTGTGCCGCCAAACCCACGGAGGCAGTTGTGGACTAAGTACCCATCTACAGAGAAGGAGGGATGCCGTGTTGCCGTAAGGTCGTAGAAATAAACGATCCCGTCGGCATCCCGGTATCGATCCAAGTCAGGATGTCCCAGTTCCAGAATCTCAACACTGTCCACCCGAGCGCGTTCAGAACTTCCGTCTTGCGTCGGTCCAGAAACTTCCACTTCTTTTGCTTGTGCGTATTGCCGTCCACTTCCACCGCAACCTTCAAAGCTGGGTATGCAATGTCCACCTTGTAACAATTTGGTAGAGACTTGAATCTTGAAGCGACTGGCGCGGTCATAATCGGGTACTCCATCGGAAGCTCCCCAAGAGCCCTCGATAGCTTCAACTGGGGCTCCGTCAAAGCCCCGTTTCCGCCGCGCGCTAAAAACGTTCGGCCGCTCAAAGACCGCCTCATCTTTTCGATACTCTCCGGCTTCGCGTGGCGTCCATTGTTTCGCAGTGCTTCCTTTCGCGCGGCGTTCTCCTGCGTAGGCTTGGCCCAAGACGCCGACACTGCGGCGTTGCGCTTCTTCCGCACCTCTGGAGTGTGGCACGTCGCTGCCGTAAGAACTCTCCGCGCGGGATTCGACATTTGCCACTTTGCCGAGCATCGGTTCCCGCAAAATCGCTGCGCAAGTTGCGAGTTGAACTTGAGACGATACTCTGCGCCGCAGAGTTCGCAGCGTCGCGGCTGACGCCACTTGGCTTGCGGATTCACGCTGGTGCGATGTTGAGCTATTTTCGTCGCTCGCATACGCTCCACAATCTCGGGCTGCGATTGGGTCCATTTCGCCGAGCAGGATCGATCGCAGAAACGCTTGCGTGCTTCCTGTGAAATCTTCGGAGTGAGGATGGCTCCGCACCATTCGCATAGCCTCAGGTGTTTCCACAAGGGTATCGCCGGGTCGTAGTTCGGCGGCTTCCACCCACCCTCTGTGGGTGAAGTATGGATGGTTGTCGCTTGACAAAATGCTTTTTTTGGCGCGCGTCGTGATGCGGACGGCTCGCCTAATGGCCGTTTTGAAGATGTCACTAATGGAATCCACTCCGCTCGCATTGAGGATAGTATCTCCGATCCTAAGGGAATTGAGTGGAACTAATCCTTTTGGAGTCTCGATTTGAGTGTCGGGAGGAAAGCAAGCCGCTTCGTCCAAGCACACTCCGACGAACTGCCGTGGGTCCAGTTTGCCGTCGCGAATGGTCTCGTAGTTCGTGATGTAAATACCAGGGTCCGGGCACTCTTCTATGGAGCGCACGTATCGGATGGAAAGGTTCAACATAGTCGCGTCGTGCAAAAACTCTTGCCGGACACCCAGCGGCGCAACAATCAAAAATCGGCCACCAGTCGAACGCTGTAGAAGCCGCGCAATTTCAAGCTGCATGAGAGTCTTGCCTAGTCCGAACGCAGCGAAGATTGCGGTTCGGCCCCGGCGCACAGCCCACACAACGATGTCGCGCTGGTGCGGTTTAAGAATGGGCGACACGTCGGCAGGATTGATGACGATGCCTTGGTCGGGTGTGGCGAGAATCTTCGCGGCAATGAACTTTTCGTAGGAGGTTGTGTT